CCAGATCTGTCTACGACAAAGCCATCTCTGATAGCCCTGTCTTTTGCCGCCTGAACACCAAAGTCTGCAAAATCATTGGCATCAAATGAACCATCGGGATTGCCATAATTGCCAACGCTGAAGTCATCACCTTCTTCACCAGCAAACGGATCGTCATCGTCACTTGAACCACTAGGACCGCTCATAACGCCAAGATCGCCCATTTCATCATCAGAGGCATTGTCAGAGTTGCCTGAGCCGGAGGATGCGGATTGTCCTGCTGACTTATCATCAGAGCCGGGGGCAAATTGCGGAATACCCATAGGGCCAGGCTCACCAGAACCACCTAAAGCCATTAGAATGTCGGCTTCGTCAGGAGTGATGTAAGCAAGCTCATGGTGCATGCCGCGAATATCTGTCTCACGAGGCGGTACAGAACCACCGTCTTCAAATCCCATAGGAGCGGCTGGCTGATTCATATATTGTGGCGAAAATACGTCAATGCCCGCACCCGGAGCCATCGAAGGCATCATAGGCGGCTGTGGCATCATAGGCATTTGCGGCATAGCCATCTGGGGTGTCGGCATGGTCGTGCCAATCCCATTCGGCATCATAGCAGGAGCCTGCCCAACATTTGGGGACACACGATCACGCATGAACTGACGAAACCGCTGACGCTGATTAGGGTCTGTCTTGAAATCTAATGCCTGTGGCTGTGGTTGTGCAGCCGGAGGTGGTGCCATTGGCCCCATGAAGTTGGACATGAGTGTACCCTTTGTAATTACATAGGGCCAATGATAGTTTATTTATCGAATTTTGACAACAGGAAGGAAAGCTCCTCAGAACTTTGTTGTAAAATTTTTTTCACAAGCGGATCTGAAACAGACTGGGCGGCTTTTTCCGCCGAATCTATCAAGATATCTATTCGGGTTTCCTGAAACTGGGTCAGGGTACCTTCAGCTTTTGCCGTTGGCGGATCAATAGGCTCATCGTTGCCTGTCTGACGAGAGACATAACGCACCGCAAGCTCAACACTCCTCGGTATCTTCTTCTCTCCGCTCTCGTAATAACAGTACATACGATGGCTCAAGCCCAATATGCTGGCGAAAGCCATCTGACTCTTACCCAAACTGGTGCGTTCACGAGCAAGATCATTGCCCTCCCACATGCTGTGAGACGTTTTAGCCTTGCTTGGCATCCACAACCTCCAACATTCCATAGCGCATCATGTCTTCAGTGAACGAATCAAGCGTGTCGTAACGCACAGGCTTGCCGCTCCAGTCGCAAGCAAGTGATGCCGCCGTTCTAATCCACGCTTTCTGGTCAGGATCAGGTGAACGATGCTCCATACGCCACGCATCAATGAAGCCATCAGGCCCCGTAGAGGTGAACTCAATAGGATCACCGCCGATTTTTAATCTATATTTACGCATAAAACCCTCCGTTTCTGTCTATATGTAGTATATGGGGCAATGATTGCAAAAGCGCAAGGAATTTTTTTTGCAAAATTTTTTGGTGAATGTTGGTGTGGAACACGGCGCGAAGCCTCTCCCCTTGTCAATTAAAAAAAAGGGGGGTGCCATACCCCACCCGATCCCGATCCTATTTTTATGTTTAGGGGGTAGGGTACCTGCCAAACACTAGGCAAAAGAAAAGCCCCGCGCATGGCGGGGCTGATCCGGTTGGTTGGTGGCTGGCGATCAGGTTAACTGATCGCGCCGTTCGTTAAAGTATTCAAATGTTGTATCATTCAGGCCAGCCCATATGGACGACACGCCGCGCGTGTTTTCTGGTAACAGCCCGCCGTTGTCGCGCTGGCGGCGTTCGATTGTTTCAGGCACCATGTACCCATTCAGATCATATTCGCCATTGGACGCGCCATAGCTATGACCAAAAGCTTGTTGCGTGTGGCATATGACAGTTTGGTCACCATGATCACGGCGCATTTCAGATATGCGAGCGCGTACCGTTTGAGCAGTCCAGCCGGTTGCGTCCATAAGTTCGCGTGTAGTCGCGCCATTATCACGGCGTATCAATGACCACATAACACCAATGCGCGAGCTGGCGCGGTATGGTTGCGCTGGCGTTGGCATGGTGACAACCGCTTGCGTGTTATAGTCAACGCGGTAATGATCGCTATGACGGAACATGGCATCGAGCAATGCGCACCATGCGGCAAGCTTGGCAACGTCCATAGTCGCTTGGTGCTGGCGAAATTCCATTGTGCCGCGCGTCCATGTCTCAAGATTGACTGCATAAAACTTGCCGCCAATTTGCCGCGCCATATCGCTAGCTGATTGCGCCGCCATGAATTCGGCATGGCGTCTGCCATTAGGTGCGATATGATCCAACCGTTGCGCATAACGGTTAGCGCGGCGTGAGGGTGGCAGAATGCTATTGATCGCGTCAAAATGTTCGGCATAACGAACCGCAACGTCTTTGGCTAATATAAGCGGCATAACGTCCGCACAACAATCGTCACTTGGCACAAAAAAGGTATTACGATCGCGCATTAGCTGCTTTGACTGCAACCAATGTTCGCGCGGCGTCATGTTCTTAACAGCGCGGTTGCCAATATGGACATGGCCGCCAAGATCGCGCCGCGCAACACTACCACCGTTTTCTTCAATGAATGTAAACAGGCGGCTGATATCATCCGCAACGCCACCGCGCATTTCGATATCAAATGGCGGCAATATTATTTCAGCGTCTACGACTGGCGTACCGTCATATGCGACACGCACCCAGTCAAAACCGGCAGATTTTAACTTGCGATCCCATGTGTTATAGGTGCCGCCACCATTAATTTCTAATTCATAACCGGCAGTTAAAAACATTCCATTAGTAAGATAAGACATTGTTTGGTTTCCTTTTTGAGTTTTGGCGCGGGGCTGATCCCCTTGCCTTGCATCTGATTATATACACTTATGCAATGGTTGCAAGCATTGAATACGAACAATTGTGCGTTTTTTCACAAAAAAAGCGCCAAAATCTGGCAAAAATCCAAGCGCTGCCGGGGCCAGCGCCGGGGACTCGGCCCGGCAAACCCGAACAAATCCCGACCCCGAAGCCCGAAGCCCGACCCCGAGTCCCGAATCCCGAACAAAAAAAGGGCCGAGTCCCGAAGAACCCGACCCCGATGGCCCGATGTGCTGTGGTTTATTGCCACTCAGAGACGACCTGCTCCCCGACAATGTATGTGTACATATTGACAACCTTCTCTGGATCAGCCAGATCTGTGGTCACTTCCCCGAAGTTGTCCTCCTCGTATTCTTTCACCGTGCGGATGATATCAAAGGCTTTCGATCCCATCCACTGTTCTGCTTTGTACGTCCCAATGATGTAATAGTCTGTATTAAAGCATTCGTGATGCCATTCGTCTTTGTTGTTGTCTAGCCACTCCTTATCTTGCCCGTCTAGCCATTCTGCGAAGTGGTTCTTGATCTCGTCATACTTGTGTAAGCTGTGCATCTTCATGCCCTCCGTTGGTTTACTCATTATATATAGCAACCATTGCAACACTCGTCAACAAGAAAAAGCAAAAAAAATAAAAAAAGATTCGCCTGGGTTACGGGCTGCTGCCGGGGAAGAGAACGAACAATTGTTCGGGTTTAGGCCCAGGGCAAAAAAATGGCAGCACGGGGAAACCAACCAAGCCGTGCTGCCACCGGACCAGGGACTCTTCCGGACATCCCCGATCATAATTTGTTCGGGCTAAGAAGCCCGAGCCGTTGCTACTCCCGTTACCATCGTCAAGGCGAAGATCATAATGATGCCCGCGTGAACGAAGAATGATCCCGTTACTGCTGGGTCTGGCTCTGCTCCTGTCATCAGACAGACACCGAGGAACCCGATACCTGTTAGTGTGTTACCTAGCTTACGCATTTTCTTCTCCCCTCGTCACGTTCACCAACTGCCACGCCAATTCGTGTAGCATAGCTTCCTGATTATCACCATCGTCTACGCCAATTCCCTCCATAACACAGTTAATTGCGTCTACTACTGCTTGTACCTTCTGGTCTGCTGTAGGTACGGCGACTACACCGTTACCAATATAGATGCCAGTTTTCCAGTCAGGCTTTACTTGTGGTGTTTTCATTATACTGCCTGCTCCTCAAGATAGTTCCACGCACTTTCATACGCATGATCCCAGTTTAAAACTTCACCAATCTCAACCCAGTAATCAGCTAGGCTCCTTGCCTCATGATCAAAGCAAGGCTTGTGATCCATTGGTAGTTCGCCAGAAAAAAATAAACCGTTCATTTCGTTCTCCTTTGTTAAGCACACTTATATATAAGCAACTATTGCAGATGGTGTCAACAAGAAAAAAGAAAAAAATAAAAAAAGATTCGGGGCGCTGAAGATCTGCTCTTCGAGCTGCGGGCCGGGGACAAGCAGAACAATTGTTCGTGTTCAGGCCCGGGGACAAGAAGTTCCCCCGGCACGGAGGAGAGTGTACCGAGGGAAACCAAGGGAGACTCCCGATGATGTCCCGATTCAAGCCCCGGAGTCAACCCCGATCCCGAACAATTGTTCGATTTTCCGAGTCCTGGGCCAGCCCGACACCCCGACTCCTGGCTACCCCGAACCCGAACAATTATACGGATCCCGAAGGCCCGAACCTCGGCGACCCCGAGGCTGTCGGAGAATAGCGCCCGCAAACCCGCAGAAACCCTAGCCCGAAGACCCCCGAAAAAGCCCGACTCAGGCCCCGAACCCGAACAAATCTACGCCTATAAGGCCCCGAGCAGGCCCCGAACACCGTCTCCTCCCCCCGCACGGGGTGCGTGGTATTATTTTACCGTATCCTGCTTATCCTGCACTATATCTTGTGCCTCATGTTCGATAACGTCTACATCTGGTGTTACGTTAGTCATGCGCGACTCAGCCAAACGCTTGTATTCCGCCAGTTTTGCCGCGATCTGATCTTTTGTTTGGGCTGTAATATCCTCCTTTACAACGTGCTGTTTGTTGATAAGTAGCCCTGCTGCCTTCAAACGCAACTCTTCAGCCCGAATTGCTTCGCTAAATCGCCCGTTCTCCCACGCTTGATCCCGTAGCTTTTTAAGATCCCGAACTGACTTGTCGATTGTTACCCCGAATTTTGCGTTGGCCTCCAGCCTCATCTCTTGTAGGCGTTCTGCTACCACTGGGTTCTTTAGCAGCCGTACAGCCGACACCGAGGCGTTCTTGTACCCCGCTTGTCTCGCTGCCTCTGTC